CAGTAAATAGTTTTACTGCTGATACTCCAAAATATATTTTTATTGGTCATCCAGATCCTTGGGTGAATATTAATGGTAGTTATAATGATACGGTAATACCAAATGCTAATATTTCTATATTTCAAAGTGAAGGTGCAATTTATACAGATTTAGCATTTGGTAAACTTATAACTTCAACAGATGTTATAAATATGATTTCTCGTTATAATTGGACATCAAATACTGTTTATGCAAAATATTGGAATAAAGATGCAAATCTTTATTCCAAAAACTTTTATGTTGTTACTGATGATTTAAATGTTTATAAATGTATTGATAACAATTATGGAAATCCATCTCTTGTAAAACCAATATTAACATCTCAACAAGGAAATTTTCCATTAGCAGATGGTTATGTATGGAAATATATGTATACTATACCTTCTGATATCAATTCTAAATTTTCTACTGTTAATTATATACCAATTACTTCAAATGCTTCTGTTGTTGCAAACGCAATACCTGGAACAGTAGATGTAATAGATTTAACATCTTTAGGAAATAATTACGCTTCATATTATACTGGATTCTTACAAAATTCAGTGAATAGTTATGTTGTAGTCTTAGATAGTAATGCATCACCATATTCAGATTATTATGTTGGTAGTTCTATGTATTTAAAGGCTGGATATGGTGCTGGTCAAATACGCGAAATAGTTCAATATGATGGATTGAATAAACTTGTTAGGTTGAATAGTCCTTTTAATTCATATGGGGTGTTTAGTTTATCTGATATATTTGGTAATTTTAATACAGGTGATACTTTTTTACAAACTATAGATAAGCTTTCTATATATTATAATGTTGGTGTGTTTCAAATTGGTGATACTATTGCTCAATCAGATACAGGAGCTATTGGACAAATTATTTCATCTAATTCTACATATCTTAATGTTGTTAGAAATAATTCTATTTTATTTGATACGAATATTCCTATATATAATACTATTGAATCTGGTATAATTCAACCAGGAACGGTCAATGTTCAACCACTTCCTATATTAGCTATTTTATCAAATACAAATCCATTTACTATTGGTGAAGTTATTTATCAAAGTAATGGTAGTGCTAATGTTGGTGTAGGTATAGTTTTTTCAGCTCAAACAGATCCAGTAGTTAGTGTAAACTTTAATCCAAGTATAAGTGTTAATTCTACCTCTGGATTTATTTCTATATCTAACAATCAATTTTCAAATGGAATGGAAGTTATTTATAATGTTTCTGCTGGAAACACCGTTATTTTTGGATTAGTAAATAATGCTTCTTATATTGTTATAAATGCAAACACTTCTGGGGTAGCTCTTGCAACTCCATTTTTTGATGGATTGACAGAGGCAGGTGATACTCTTGTGTCTCCTGATGGTTCTTCTCTTTTTGTAGAAGGACTTACTAGTATTAATATTTCTACTTCTATATCAGAAACATTTAATCCAAATACTGGTATTGATGCATATGATTTTATCAGTATTTCTGGAAATCAATATATCAATGGAGAACCATTAACATATACTGTTTCTACTGGAAATACTATTCCAGTAGGATTATCAAATGGATTTTTATATTATACTGTATATGCAAATACTTCTGGATTATGTTTATCACAGACATTAAATGGACCAAATGTTAATATCTTAGCTACTACCGTTTCTGAAACTGGTCATAATCTTACATTTAATATACCTTCTGAAACTGGTGATAGTTTATCTTATACACCTATAAGATTACTAATATCACGTTCTAATGGAGCATTTACAAATACATATCAAGTAGCAGGAAATACTTCTGGTTCTAATGCTCATATTCTTTCTGTTACAAGCAATTCTTATGGAATGGATTATATATTTACGTCAAATTCAGCTCAAACTACTTTTTCAACAAGTTATTATACTGGAAGTTATATAAGAGTTGGAAATAATTCTTCTAACAATATTAAAAGAATATTATCTGTTAATTCTTTCTATCTTACAATAGATTCTCCTTTAGCACAAACAGCAATATCAAATGTTCATTATTTGATTCCTAATGCTGCTGAAATATCATCATATACATTATTAAACTCAAATGGGATAATTACTAATACAAATTTAACAAGTGTTCAAATAAATTATTCTAACGCTTCCTTGTCATTTCAATTATTTATTCCAGGTGAAAGAGTTGATATGGTTAATTCCAATAATACCTTTCAAGGAGTTTATGGAACTGTTTCTTATTGTAACACTTCAACAGTTATAATTTCAGGAGTAGTTGGTTCTGGGTTTTTACAGGGATTTTATTTAAATGGAGAATCATCAACATTATCTGCTTATATAAATTATATTATAAGTTATCCAAATATAACTGTTTATAATCCTGTTGGTAATTTTGTTATAGGACAACAAGCTTATTCTCGTTCAACTTCTAATCTTTCTATCATAAATGGTCAAGCAAATGTATTGTCTTGGTATACTATTCCTGGACAACTTACAGAATATATTATTTCTCCTACAGTTACTATTGAAGGAGATGGATATGGAGCACTAGCATATTCCACGGTTAATACTTCAGCAACTTCTTCTTTTCCTTTATCAGAAATAAATGTTATCAATAATGGAACTGGATACACTTATGCGAATGTTATTATAACTTCTAATGCTTTATTTGGTTCGGGTGCTACGGCTCTTGCTGGTATTTCTCCACTTTTAGGGCATGGGGCAGATCCTTTAACAGAATTAGGTGCATCTTATGTATCCATTTCTGTAAATATATCTAATTCTTCATTAGAAGGATATTATTTTCCTACTTTTGGAAACTATCGTGTCGTTGGTATTATTGATAATCCTTTATTCGATAATCTTTATATAACTGTTAATGATTTTGATCGTATAAAACTTTCTATAAATTCTGCTTCAAATAATTTTATACAGGGGGAATTTGTATATCAACCTAATACTTTATCTGGTGGCACTGTTGTTTATAGTAATTCGTCTTATTTAGAACTTAAAGATATAATTAAAACTTCTAATAACTTTAGTGCAAATGGATTATATCCAAATAATGTTATTTCTAATGATAATATAATTGGAATGTTATCAGGAACAGTTGCCAATGTTTCTTCTGCTAATATTTCTAATTTTAATATTTCAACATCTGGTGAAGTTGTGATAGAAAGTTCTATTGCAAATGCAATATTAGTTGCAATTTCTAATACAACTAGTTTACAAGTTACTAATGTTTCTGGTATATTAAGTTCTAATAGTATCATATATGATCCACTTAATAATGCATATGCCAATGTTATATCATTAAAGGTAGATAATAATTTTACTGATGTTACCACAACATTTGGTCATAAATTTAATCAAACATTAAGAATTCCTCTTACTTCTAATACTGCACCATTTGAAATTTTTGAATATGTCACACAAAGTTATTCTAATGCTAGTGGTAGAATTATTGGAGGAAAGATAACAGTTCCTAGTTTAGCTAATACTGTAATTGGTAATGATATAGATTTAACTTATTCTAATACTATCGGTTCATTTTCAATTGGTGATGTTATATATAATGCCGGAAATGTTGGAATAGGAATAGTCATATGGGCAAATACAAGTTATTTAAGATTAACTTCTGTTTTTGGAACATTTTCTGACGAAGATAGTATAAATAATACAATAGGATCTTCAGCAACTATTGATGCCTTTTATCCTGTTTTAATACTAAATGATGTATTTGGAACATTTAACACAGGAGTTCTTTCTGGCAATATATCAGGATTGACTACAGGTTCATTAGGAAGGTGTGATCTTTTGAATGTAATACGATATCCTGATCTTGTAAGAGATTCTGGAAAAGTTTTATATTTAGAGAATTTACCTCCTTTCAGTTTATCTAATAACAGTAAAGAAGTAATAAATTTATTATTGCAATATTAAAAGGAATTTAAATGCCAAATGTAGGAGTTGACCTTTCTCGCAGTCCATATTTTGATGATTTTGATGCCAATGCACAACATCAACAAGTTTTATTTCGGCCTGGAGTTGCAGTTCAGACTCGTGAAATGAATGTTTTACAATCAATACTTCAAGATCAAATTTCTAAGTTTGGTAGGAATATTTTTAAAGAAGGTAGTATAGTAGAAGGTTGCTCTTTCACGTTTGATAATAGATATCCTTTTGTTAAGATTAATGATAATTATTCTAATGGAACAGCATTTACAATATCTAATTTTAAAAATTTAGATATTATGAATGCAAATGGACTGAGGGCAACTATTGTTGATACTGTTGCTGGTTATCAAAGTCAAGATCCAGATACAAATGTTCTTTATATAAAATATCTTAATTCTGCCACATTTTCTAATGGACAACAACAGACAGTTTTTTCTAACAGTGAACAATTAACTATAGCAACTTCGGAGAATGTTTTTATCGGAAATGTTACAGTTCTTACACCAAATGTTGCTAATCCTAATTCCATATCTACAGGCATAGGATATGCTCTTTTTACTTCAAGTGGTACTATATTCAAGGGCGGATATTTCTTACAAGTAGATGCTCAAAATATTATCGTTGATAAGTACAATAATGTTCCTGATGGCATTTCTGTAGGGTTTTCTCTTGCGGAAAATATAATAACACCAGAAGCAAATAATTCTCTTTATGATAATGCTGGTGGATCTCCTAATTATGCTGCTCCTGGCGCACATAGATTTAAAATCATTTCAAGTTTGCAAACTATGCAAACCAACAATATTAGTAATACTACTTCATTTTTTTCTATTTGTGATTTTCAATCAGGAGTTCCTGTTACTATTAAAACAGATCCTCAATATTCTATTATTGGGGCTGAGATGGCACGTCGAACTTATGAAACAAATGGTGATTTTGTTGTAAGTCCTTTTATTTTAACTACAGAACCAAAGAATTCATCTGATCCTCTTTTTTCTACTTATGATAATCTTGTATCTTCATTAGGAACAGCATATGTAAAAGGTTATAGAAATGAATTTTTAGCTTCTGTTACTACACCTCTTAAAAAAGCTATAAACTATGATACATTTTTATCGTCAGTAACAACAGCATCTTTTGGAATGTTTGTTTATGTTAATAATTTTTGTGGAGATTTTGATTTATCTAATTTAAGTGAAGTTGAACTTCATCTTGTAAATAATTATGCAGTAAGTAATAATACATTTTTGAATACTACTTATACTTCTAATACATTGATAGGATACGGTTATTTAAGAGGATTTTCTTATAATTCAGGACAAACTGGTAGTGGATCTGAATTATATAATGCTTACTTATTTAATATTCAAATGATTCCAGGAACATCATTTTCTCAAGTAAAAAGTATAATATATCGTCCATCTACAAATATTTTAGGAATAGCAGATGTTATTCAGGATTATATTCCTAAGTCAAATACATATGGAACGATATTAAAAGATCCTAGTGAAAATATGATGATATTTCCGATTGGACAAAAAGCATTAAAGTTAGATGGATTTCAGAATCAAAGTTATACATATAGAAAAAGAGCAAATTCTTCTTTTAGTGGTGCTACAGGAGTAATGACTATTACGTTAGAAACACCAGTAGGATCTGCTACAGAAAATTTTGATAGTGGAGGGTATCTTTCTGTTGGGGCACAACAAGCTTTTATTGTAGTTCCTACTGCTAATGGTGTAAGTACTAATAAAAGCGGTACAGTAAATGCAACTTCTTCTAATAATGAGATTTTAGGAAATTCTACTTCATTTTTAACTGACTATTCTCAAGGTGATTTTATAACAATTAATGGATATGTTGGACAGATTAGTTCCATTTCTAATAATTCATCTTTAATTTTAACATTACCATATCCAGGTACTACTGCATTAACCAATGTTCATTCTAAAGCTTTCATATCAGGTGTTCCTATTTCTTTTAATAGATCTGGGCGTTCTATTAATGCGAATGGAACTGTTGCAACATTTACTTTGGGTGATGCTATATCTGGTACATTTAATGCATCGGCATATTTTGATATTCTTAGAAGTCATGCAAGTCCAATTAAAAAGAAATTACAGCGCAACGTATATGTAGGCATTGATTGCGGAATACATCCCAATGGAACGAAAGGTTCATATTCTCTTGGATTTTCTGATGTTCATAATATAAATTCAGTTTATATTAGTAATGGAGTATATTCTAATACTGTATCAGATTCATCATACCTTTTTAAATTTGATAATGGTCAAAGAGATGATCGATATAATTTAGCATCTATAACCCCTATTGCTTCTGGAATATTAAATACTAGTTCACTAATTTTGGTGGATATGGATGTGTTTTTATATGATCAATCTCAAGGCGTTGGATATTTTACAGGAAATTCATATCCTGTTGATGATGCTAATGTATCTAATACATCTGCAATACAAACACAATATATACCACAATATATATCTTCAATCGGATCAACGTTTGATTTAAGAGATTGCATAGATTTTAGACCTTTTGCAAATAACAGTGCAAATTCCTTTGCAAATTCAACAAATTGGAATTCATTAGCTACAATTAATCCATCTGATAATTTATATTATAATATAAATTCTTTAACTGGAAGTTTTTTGCCGTCTCCTGATACAAATTATATTTCTGATATTCAATACTATCTTCCTAGAATAGACAAAGCAATTTTAACAACAGGTGGTTTATTTAGTACGATTACTGGAATTCCAGCAGCGAAACCATTAGCACCTTTAGATGTTGCCACGGCAATGACTCTTGGAATTATTACTGTTCCACCATATCCTAGTTTATCTACACCAGATGCAAAAGCCACTGGTAGATACGATTATGCTGTAACAATAAGTCTTACTCAAAATCGACGTTTTACCATGGCAAATATTGGTGGATTGAATGATAGAGTTACACAACTTGAATATTATACAACATTAAATTTCTTAGAGCAAACTGCTTTTAATAATAAAATTCAATCGAGTCAAACTGGGCAAACTAGATTCCAAAATGGGTTTTTAGTAGATCCATTTCAAGGATCTAATATTGCAGATACATTAGATCCAACATTTAATTGTGCAATCGATCCTGTTAGACAAGAAATGCGTCCGGCATTTAGTACATTTACAAAAGCAATGTGGACAGATATGGAAAATGTTCCATTTAATGAAAATCAGTATATCTATCAAAACTTTTCTTCTATAGCTATAAATGCCACATCTTGTATTTGGAATTATCTTACTGGACGAATTGAATTAAGACCTCAGCTTATTTGTTCTCCTGATTATTTTCAAGATCCAGATGTTGTTAATAATCTTGATTTAAATTCTAATTGGATCAATATATCATGTCGTCCTAATCCTGATGCAAATGATTGGAGAAGCCCATATGGAACAGATTGGGAACATTGGAGGCATTATCCACCTATTATAAATAATACACAAACTGCTAGTGGAAATACAGATAGTTATGGTAATGCGCTTACAGCATATCAGTCAACCACGACTTCGAATGTTGCTGCTTCTGGTCTTATTTTAAATAGTAATTCTAATTATAACAGTAATGGAATAACAATAGATACGGATGTTATTGACTTTGTAAGATGTAGAGATATTGATTTTATTGCAAGAGGACTTAAACCATCTACGACAGTAAGATTATTTGTTGGTGCTTATGAATTATCTAATCTTTGCAGACAATGCAGTAAGGGATTTGCAGAAGAAACATTTGCAAATTATGGTTCTTCTATAATTTCTGATAGTACAGGAACAATTTTTGGTAGAATTACTATTCCTGCAGGATATTTCAAAGAAGGTTCTATTCAATTTACATTTTTAGATAATCCATCTAATATTACTACTAGAGCAGATGGGTATTTACAGACATCATTTATAGATAGTAATAATTGGAAAGACATAGATGTTTCCGATCAAGTGTCTGATTATGAACGTGCGTCAGGAGTATCACCACAATATCTACCTGGACAAACTCTTGTTACAATTGCTAATACACCATTTTTATACAATAGACAACAAGGTGCAACTGATCAAGTACAATGGAATACATATTTTAATTCTGTTGGAAATACAAACTGGAAAAGGTTTCCGTCTCATAGCATTACTATAAATACAGATAATGATTGGAATGCAACATATGTTGCTCAAGATGGATTTCATTCTTTTGATAGAAAAGGTTCAGATGTTGGTAGAATTTCTAGCATTGCGCCACAAACGGATAGGAGATAATTAATGAGTCTTGCGCAAATATTTGTTGTAACACAACCTTTAGGCGGCATTTCTGTTGTAACAATTTCATCAGTGTCTCTTTATTTTAAATCTATAAATCAAACAATGGGAATTGATGTTCAAATTAGAGAAGTCGCTAATGGAATGCCTACTTATAACATTGTAGAAAATTCAAGAGTAACTGTAAGACCGACTGATAAATATTCAAATGGATCTTACATTTTAAAAACTTCTTCTGATGGCAGTGTGCCTTCAACATTTACATTTTTAAAACCCGTTCAGTTAAAATCATTATCAAGATATTCTCTAATGATTATTCCTAATATTGATTCTGCCAATAATGGTTATGTTTTATGGGGAGCTACTGCAAATGGTATAGATCAATCTACTAAAGTTCCTATACAATTTAATGGTGCAGTAGGATCATTAATTACATGGGATCAAGGATCTGATAGAACAACATTATCAAATCAAGCACTTAAATTCTCAATTAATAAGGGTTTTGCTATAAATCCAAGATATCATGACGATAGCTATAATTTTAATGAAGAACACATTGTGGTAAATGATTTTACTAATCCATTTACTATCGGTGAAAGCTGTTATATGTCAAATTCAAATTTAAATCTTGTTAATGCACAAATATTTCCTGGATTGCTAACTGGAAGTTTTATTAATGGGGAGTACTTTTATCAAACATTGGGTGGCGGTCTTGAGCCTATAACAGGTCAAGTTTATTATGCAAATTCTTCTGTTTTATTATTATATAATACAAGCAATACTGTTAGTAATACTATTAATATTACTGGTAATTCATCTGGAGCAAATGCCTGGATTGGAAACATAAATACGTCAGTAGTATGTTCTACTTTATCAAACACAATAAGTGTTCCTTTTGTAGGAAGTGGTTCTACTAATATGTTTTATGCAAATCAATCTATATTTTTAGTAAGTTCTGATTTGACTAAAAGTCAACCATTTATTGTGACTTCTGTAAATCCTGGTAATAATAGTATTCAAGTATCATGGAAACCGTTGTTTAGTGATTCAAATTGCTTAATAGGAACTTTAAGAGGAGATAATTTATCATTAAAAATGGATTATCAAGGTTATGATTCTATAAAGCAAAATAATATGATTGCCACATTTAATAATTCTACAGCAAATACACAAATAAATCAATATTTTCATTTTGCCAATTCTGAAGGAAGATTTATTATTGGACAGTCTTCAAGAGCACGTTGTATGAGTTTTGGTACAATAGATTTAGAATATCATTGTGTTATACCTCAATTACATTTTGATCAAATTGAAGAAAATGAACATAAATTGTATTGGGGAGGATACAGATCTTATAATACCTTCCAATCTAGTTATCCAAATGCGTGGAGGTATATTACAGAAATATGACAGGTATAAATAATTTTTTTACGTCAACTACTAATTGGATTGTTCCATCGGACTGGAACAATACTAATAATTATATGGCAGTAATAGGTGCTGGCGGTGGTGATAGTTGTGGTGGTGGCGGTGGATTTTCTTCTAAAAGTAATATTTCATTGACTCCAGGAACAACGATATATGTTCATGTTGGTCCTCATACTCCTTATCCACAACAAGGTGGTAATAGTTGGATTAACATAATAACTAATGCTCAACCTTCAAGTGGAGCCCAAGGAATATTGGGTACGGGCGGAATAAACAATGATAGTGGCGGGGGTGGTTACAATCTAGGCGGACAGGGGTTCTATGGTGATGTCAATTATAGTGGCGGAAGGGGTTATTATTATATAGGAACCGGTGGTGGTGCAGCCGGTCCCCATGGTAACGGATTAGATGCAAATTCGACTTATGGTGGAACTGGCGATGCCGGTTATGGTGGAGCGGGTGGCTATCAATATATTGGATATAATGCAACAGGTGATGGAAAAAGTGGTACAGAATGGGGGAATTACGGATCAGGTGGCGGTGGTGGTTATAATAACGGAGGATTATATGGTGGCGGTGGTGGCGATGTAGGAGCAGGAGGACAAGGTTTAGTTGTTATTTTCTATACTCCAGGAGTAATTACTCCTGCTAATACTGCAAATGGTGGTGCAGTATGCACTTGTGCTTTACCAATATTCAATCCAGGTGATGAAAGTACTGGTTCAGCCAAAGCTGCTCAATATTATTGGGCATATGGTAATTGGACAAGTATGTTTTCTGGTAGTTCTAGTCACTATGACAACAATTATAATAAGTTATTGTCTCTTACTTCTGATAATGATACTACAGCATATGATAATCAGTATGATATGCAAACTAATTGGACATTTACCAATGAACAGGAAAATTTATATTCAGATTACCCAAGAGTCTGGAAATCCAGAAGCAATGAATGGGTTGATGATGGTGGTCAAAGATCTGTTTGGTGTAGACATCGTGTTGCGATGGCAAATTCTTTATGTCTTCCTTTTTCAAATCCTTCTTTAGGATATGTAACTTGTACAACCAATATGTTGTATATGGATGAACAAACTTATGGATGGAGATTATCTTATACATATAATTATGGAATGTTTTTGCCAGGAGATATCGTAGCTCAAAATATAAATGCTAATACAACTGTATATGGTACTGTTTATCAGATGGATACAAATTATATCTGGATTAATATTCCAGTTGGACAATTTTTTGGTGAAATGTCCGTTTATAATTCAAGCAATCCTTCAGTAAATGCATGGGTTGTCGCTGCTACTGCAATAAATGAAAAATATTCTTCCAATGTATTTATTAACCAATCTAGATATATTTCTAAATCTACTCTTCTTGCAACTGGACAAGATGCAGAAGACTTACAGGTTTACTTATCTGCTTATAGACCAGCTAATACTAATTTTAAGGTTTATGGAAAAGTTATTAATGGAAATGATCCAAACTTATATGCTAATAGAATATGGTCAAGATTGGTTGAATCTACTAATACGGTAACATCATTTTCTTCATCAACAAATTTAAATGATTTTGTTAATGTAATGTATGATTTTCCGGTAAGTCAACTTTTATATGGAGATGTTTCAGGATGTAATTGTTCAAGTGATAGTTTATATGTTACTGTTCCATCAACAAATTCATTCCATACTGGACTTGCTTTATATTTAACAGATTCTTCTACTGGTGCATTTAATGTTAGAGGTGTAGCGCATATTGTTAATAGTAGTGTATTACAATTATTATCATTGCCATCATTTTCTAATACCACAAATGTTAATGTTGGTATTATTCCCGGTCTAGAAGATGAAACTGGTGCATTCTTATATGATGGAAATAGTAATATTATGAGATATTTAACACCTGATGATATTTTCTTTGATTCGTTTAATCAATTTTCTGTTAAAATTGTACCAATTTCTGATAATCCGGTAGTAGTTCCAAGAGTATCAACTTTAAGTACATTAGCACTTCAGGCTGACTAAAAAAAGAAATATTTGATGGCACAAAAACGCAAATTAGTTGGTATTATTGGACACGAAAATATATTAAGAGAAGCAGATAGTCGTGGTATAATAAATATTGATAATGATTCTTTAATGAAATATAAAAAAGAAAGAGAAATAAAATTAAAAATGATAAAAGTTATAGATGAGTATGATGAATTAAAAAAAGATGTAGAAGAAATTAAAAGTTTACTTAAAAAACTTTTAGATAAAAGATAATTAATAACAGAAAAGTCAAAAACAATAATGACAATACTAATAACTACAGTAGCTAATAATCAAACATTTGGGACGTGGCTTGTACGTACTAATGACATTTGTAATATTATATCAGAAAATTCCGTGACAGTTGATGCAACTTCAACTGGTTCTGTTTCTACGGGAAATGGATTTGTCAATGGTAATTTTGGATCTACACTTTTATATACTAAAGATATTAGTGGTAATGTTGTTATTAATTCTACAAGTATTAATACATCATGGGGATTTACAGCAAATTCATCAAATATAATATATTTATATGATTTATATTCTAATAATTTATACTTAGGAAGTAATATTAGTATAGGAAACTCTTCTGGATTTTATGTTAGTCGTAATTTAACTTCTAATACATTGAATGTTAGTAATTATTTCTCTGTAAATTCTACGTTAACTTGTGCAAATAATAATGCAGTAGTAAATGGAAATATTAATGTAGTAACTGCATTTGCGCAAACATCAATTAATATTGGAACTATTGTATTATTAAATACATCTTCTATTTCAGTAAATCAGGCAATAATAAATTCTTCATCAGTTATTATTGGAAATAATACTTCTACGGTTTCCCCTCTTCTTTATTTTTCAAATAGTTCTGGAAATGTGACTTTAACAATTAATGGTCTATCTTCATCGTGGGGAACCATATCAAACTCTTCTGGATTATCTGTAAATAGCATTTTTGTTGGAAATTCTTCTGGATTATTTGCGAATGCAGTTACTACAAGTCAAGTAGTAGCAAATTCTACTGGATTATATACTAATGCTGTTTATTCAAATACTATATCAGCCAATTCATCTTTAATTGGACAGGTAATATCAAATGCTTCTGGATTGTATGCAAATACATTAAATGCTAATACGATTAATGGAAATAATTCATCTATTGGGCAAGTTACGTCTAATTCTTCTGGGTTGTATGCAAATGTATTGAATTCAAATACTATTAGTACTAATACTATTAGTACTAATGCTTTAACCACAAGTCAAAGCACAATAAATTCATCTGGTATTTATTGTAACACAGTCATAGCTTCAAATTCTGCTTCATTTGGAAATGGAATTATAATTGCAAATACTACTGGATTATATTCAAATCTTTTAATTTTAACAACATTAAATGCTATTTCTATCACATGTGGACAAACTGTAATAAATTCTACTTCATTATATACAAGTACTATTAATGCAAATTCTTATTTGAGCATTATAAGTGGAACCAATTCTGCTATTAATTCTACAATAAATGCTTCTTCATTATTTATTGGAAATTCTTCACTTCTATATATTGTAGCTAATTCATCAGGAATTTTTACTAATAATAGTATTACTGTTTCTGGAAATCTTTTTGTTACTGGAAATATAACATCAACAGGAACTACAGTAGCTAATGGTGATTTTATACCTCTTTCTAATTCTTATAATTTAGGAAATTCTTCAAATAGATGGATATTATGGTCATCTACTATAAATGCTTCTTCTAACGCTGTCTTGCAAGATAATTTAAGTGTAAATAATTTCATATACATTGGAAATTCTACAGTTAATTCTACAATAAATTCAAGTGCTTTTACAGGAACAGCGAATAATACATCTTATGTTGGATCTGTTGCAGCAGTAAATGTTGTTTCTAATGCACAATTATCTTCTAACCTAGCGAATTATCTACTTGCAAACGTAGCTTCATTTTCTGGTACTGCAAATAATACATCTTATGTTGGATCTGTTGCAGCAGTAAATGTTGTTTCTAATGCACAATTATCTTCTAACCTAGCGAATTATCTACTTGCAAATGCAGCGTCTTTTGGAGGAACAGCGAATAATACATCTTATGTTGGTTCTGTTGCAGCAGTAAATGTTGTTTCTAATGCACAATTATCTTCTAACCTAGCGAATTACCAAGCAACTTCAACACTCAGTGCAAATATAGCATCATATATTCCAACTTATGCAGGAGCATTAAATGCTTCTTCTATATCTGTTGGTAATACAATATCCAATATAACTATAAATGCAACTGCTATTTTATTAACCAATTCAACAGTATCTTTAACATTAAATCCTCCTACATCAACTCAAATCTCTAATTCTCAATATTATTTAAATGCAAATGGATCGTGGATATTTTCTCCTATTTCATATGGAAGTTTTACAGGAAATACTATCGTAGCAACAACTATTGATTCATATCAAATGGCAAATTATAAAGGAGCTAAATATATAGTAGGTTGTTTAGATAATAATGCAAATAATAAATATTTTACTGAATTATTGACAACACATGATACCAATTCTGGTTATATAACAGAATATGGAATGATTACAACAAATTCTACTATTGGAGTATTTTCAGTTTCATCTAATTCTACATATGTTTTATTGCAATTCACTTCTTCTGGTTCAAATAATGTTACAATTTCATTTTCTAGGATTATAGTATAATGGCTACAAAAGCAAATCTTTTAATGGATGCAGCATCAGATTTTAGTGCTACTCTTACATTGATTGATCAAAATGGTGATCCATTAAATTTAACAGGTTTTAATGCAACTTCTGCAATGAGAAGATGGTATACATCTTCTAATGCAATAAGCTTTAATGTTTCTATAAATGTTAATTCTGGAACTATAACTCTTGAATTAGATGCAAGTATTAGCGCTGATTTATATCCTGGTAAATATGTTTATGATGTTGATCTAAATAATGGTGTTACAACATCCCGTATTGTGGAAGGTGAAATTTTTTTAAACCCGGCTGTTACTGCAAATACAATTTTAACAAGTAATTAAAAGAAAAGAAATAACTAATGGTTAACGTAATTGTTGCGCAGAAAAAATCAATACAGTTATCAACTAATGCTATTTCTGGAATTGTAACAACAAGTATTCCAATTGTGTTAAAAAATAATTCGATTCTTTCTCCCATAGAACCTATTCCACCAACAACTTTAACACAAATGACAGATATTGATTTTTTTAATGGAGTTGATGGGGCGACTCTTATTTATAATCAAAAAAATAATCAATTTATTTTAGAACCAATTCCATCTATAGATGGTGGCCAATTTTAATTTAGAATAAATAATTTATAATAGGATTTTTTTTAATAGGGAATTTTTAAATGTCAAATACAGTAATGCAAATTAAAAGAAGTGTTTCAAATAGTACTGTTACTAGTTTAGCGAATGGTCAACTTGCTTTTACTGCAAATGGTTATGGTATTAATACAGGTGTTCTTTATATCGGAAATCCAAATGGTTCTGGTGTTTCTGTTATTGGTGGTTCATATACACCCGGAACTTTAACTAATTATCAAGCTCTTGTTGCTAATTCTACAGGTGGCATCAATCAAGTAATAACAGCAAATCTTACTGTTACTTATGTTAATGCCAATGGCTCTTATGGTTCAACAGGACAAATACTAACATCAAATTCTACAGGTGGTCTTTATTGGAGTAGTCCTTCTGGTACAGGAACTGTAACTACTATTACTATGGGTAATGGTCTTGTCAGTACACAAAATCCCTTAACAACTTCTGGTACATTATCAGTCAATCTTGCATCTACTCCTGGACTTAATGTTTCTTCCGGTGGATTAACTGTTTTAGTTGGTAATGGGTTGATTATTAATTCTACTGGAGTTTGTGTTAATCTTGCATCTGCTAATTCTGGTCTTAATTTAAATGGTGGTGGTTTACAGGTTGCTGCTGCTAATGGTATTTCTCTTACGGCTGGTGGTATAAATGTTCTTGGTTCAAATGGTATTATATCAAATAGTACAGGTACTTGGATATCTACAAGTTCTCAGTTTACAGTAAATGCGTCAGGTCTTTGTATCAATGCTACAGGTATTTTATCTGCAAGTGATTTAACCTTAACTGGAAATCTTACTGTATCTGGTACTCTTACAACATTAAATACAACCACTCTGGTTATAAAAGATAATTTTATTCAGCTAGCTGATTTGCAAGGAACTAATACAACATTCACTGATATTGTTGATGCTGGTTTATATTTAACAACGGGAAATACAACACCTGGTGATACATATTATTCTGGTATTGCTAGAATTGCATCACTATCAACAAATACAAATCCAGTCTTTAAATTATTTTCTACAAATACCGCTGTTAATACTTCTACCATTAATGCAACTGCTTATGTAGGAACTCTTCGAGCATTCTTAGAACCTTGGGGTGATGGTAATGCTTTTGTTGTTAATAGTTCTGCGATGGCGTTTACAGCTAATTCTACAATTTCCCTATCTCTTGTGGCAAATACGCTTTCATTGACTACAGCTCTTCCTGCGACATCTGGTGGTACTGGAGCAAGTACAACTACTGCAGGTGATTTATTAGTTGGTAATTCTACTAATACCTGGAGTAAATTCTCTGCTGGTTCTGATGGACAAGTACTTCAATGGCAGTCTACTACATTAGCATGGGGAATGCTAGATGGAGGAACATTCGCTAAGGAACCATTTATACTAAATGTTCCTAGTACAATAAATGTTAGGAGAATGCTTTGGAGAAAACAGAGGGATTCATTTATATTTGGCGAGATAGGAAACATAAGAGGTACTATATAAAAGGAAAATAAATTAAATGACTGAGACTGATTTTTTTAATTTATATGTTGAGAGAATTCTTCAAGAAGTTGCTGAATTAACAAAACTTAAGCTTCTTAATGAAACAAGAATATTATTTTTAGAAAATAATAAAAAAGAACTTTTAGCTCAATACCAGACACTCTTGGAAAAACAAGAAAAAATACAGAAAAAAGCTGCTAAACAAACAAAAGAAGTAAATACTTCTGATATATTTTAATAAATAACCTAACTATATAGTTAATAAAGGAGGCCAATATTGGCTAATACTCGTATTGCATTAAGAAGAACATCTGTTGCCGGAAGAGCAGCAAATTCAACATATATAAATTCTGGAGAACTTGGTTTGAATATGGCAGACCAAATTCTTTATTCTATAGACACTTCTAATAATGTTTTTATTATTGGAGCCAACGTTGTAACAGAATCAATTACTAATAATATGTTCATTGGGAATTCATCTGTAGGAGTTTTAGCAAACTCTACTGTAATTTCTATTGGAAATTCATCATTAAGTGGTGTTTTATTACTTTTTAAATCTAATTCTACTGTCAATAGTATTATAAATGCAACTGCTCTTGTTTTTAATGTTAATTCTTCAGTATATGCATCACTTACTGGAAATTCTTTAATATCTGTTGGAAATTCTTTTTTTACAATATCTACAACAAATGCTGCCTCAACTCCTCTTACAGTTCAAGGCGCAGCATCAGCAACAGCAAATCTTTTTCAAGTTGCAAATTCAGGTTCAACAGTACTTGCAGTAAATTCCTCTGGGGTTGCTGTTGGTAATGGGGCTGGACTTACTTCACTTGTTGCTACTGGTTATGTCTCATTATCTGCAATAGATCAAGCAGTTACAGGTGGTTGTATAGTTACTTCTTATAGTATAGGAACAATGAATAGTTCTGTTACTTCTACCACTATTGATTGTGGTAAAGGACCATTACAATATCTTACAAACAATGGTGCATTTACACTAACTGCACCTGCAAATGATGGTTCTTGTATTGTTCAAATATTAAATGGAAGTGCTGCCGGAACAATAACAGCTTCTGGATGGACAGTAAATGCTACTGCAGGTGTTGGTGATACATATGCAACTACAAATGGTGCAATATTTAATGTGTATATGCAAAGAATAAATGGAAATTCAACATATGTTTATAAACGTATAAATTAGAAAGATACTTTATTATTTAAATGACAATTTATGCAAATACAAATACGGGTTATGGTTCTTGGACAGTTCCGGCAGGTGTTACTTCAATTAATGTACAAGCTATTGGTGGCGGTGGTTACGATCCTCAACATGGTGGTGGTGGTGCTGGTGCTGGTTATGCTTGTACTAGTTCTATTTCTGTTTCTGGTGGAAATACTGTTTATTTCTATGTTGGTGGTGCTACTGCTAATTCATGGGTAAATAAAGCTGCTAATGCTGCACCAGCAAATACTGCTAATGGTTGTTTAGCAAGAGGTGGTGTAAATAGTCCTGCTAATGGTGCCGGTGCTGTTGCTGTAACTACAGGTGGTATTGGCACGGTAGTTTATTATGGTGCTAATGGCGGAACAAGTATAAGTCGTGCTGGTGGTGGCGGCGGTGGTGGTGCTGCTGGACCAAGTGGTGCTGGTAAGAACGGTGGTGGTGGTAGTACAGATGCCGCTGGCGGCGGTGGCGGCGGTGGTGGTTCTGATGGTGGTTCATCTACTGCTGGTTCTGATGGTGGTGTTGGTGTTGGTGGTGCTGGTGGTAAGGGAACATCCGGCAGTGGTGGCGGTGTTGGTGGTGCAAATACAGGTAATGTTGGTGGTACAGGAACTCTTGGCGGTGGCGGCGGTGGCGGCGGTGGCGGTGGTGTTATTGATGGTGCCGGTGGTCCTGGTGGTTCTGATACATCATTGGGTGGTGGTCTTTATGGTGCCGGTGGCGGTGGCGGTGGTTGTGCTGGAGCTATAACTGGTAATACAGGTGGTGCTGGTGGACTTTATGGTGGTGCTGGTGGTGGTGGTATTGGAACTGATTCTCTTCCTGGAAATGGTATTATAATTATAACTTATACTGTGCCAATTGTTGCAGTAGTTTATACACCTTCATTTGGTTTTATGGGAATTGTATAAATAATATAAATATTAAAAAACATTAGGGAAAGTGAACTAATGACAGATTCAAGTTTTAAAATTCGTAATACTCTCGTTGTAAATAATGTAATATATGCTAATGGTGGAGGAATTTATTTCTCCAATACATTAGCATTAAATTCTTCTACATTTACAGGTTCTTCAAACAATTCATCTTATTTAAATGGTATATCTGCTGCTACTTATGTAACATCAAATGGACAGTATACATTTAGTAATATTATTACATATTCAGCAAATCTTACATTAAATAATACCGTATCACTTTCTGCTAATGGGACTGTAGGAACTGCTAATCAAGTTCTTACATCAAATGGTTCAATACCTTTTTGGAAAACTCTTGCTGCTTCTGCATTAACAGATACAACAAATGCAACTAATATTTCTTCTGGAACTTTAGCTCAAAGCCAGTTATCAAATGTTTTATTTACTAATGCTACTAATCAATCAATTACAGGTGGTGCAGTAGTCACTTCTCATGGATTAGCTATTGGAAGTTTTACTGCTAATTCTGGTATTTGTCCTTTACAATATATTACAAACAATGGTGCATTTACCATTACTGCTCCTGCTAGTGATGGAACAATGTTATTATTAATAACTAATACAGGAACTGCAAATACCATTACATTTACAGGATTTACGGTAGGAGCATCTACGGGTGATACAATAGATTTTACAAACGGACATAAGTTTATGGTTTCTATAATGAGAATTAATTCTTACAGCACATATTTAATAAAGGCGCTTCAATAAAAATGACAATTACTTTTACTAACGTTCATACTATATTTTTTACAACTCCAGGTTATGGTTCTTGGACAGTTCCGGCAGATTGGAATAATAGTAATAATACAGTTGCTGTTATTGGTAGTGGTGGTCAGTCTAATGGTGGTGGTGGTGGTGGTGGTGGTGGTGGTTTTTCCAATAGTGTTAATGTTCAATGTACGCCAGGAGGAACAGCCTATCACTACATTGGTGGTGCTGCTAATGCTAGTCCTTCATGGTTTAATGGTTCTACTAATGCTGTTCCTACTTCTGTTGCTAATGGTGCTTTAGCTAATCCTGGATCAAATAGCGGTGGTGTTGGTGGTTCTACTACAGGTGCTGTTGGTACTGTAGTATATGCTGGCGGTATGGATAATAGTAATGGTGGTGGTGGTGGTGGTGGTGCTGCTGGACCATATGGTGCCGGACAAAATAGTTTTAGTAATGGTAGTGGTGGTGGTGGTGATAATGGTTTTGGTGGTATTGGAGGAGCATATAGTTCTGGTCCTGCTGGCAATGGTTATCCTGGAGCTGAATGGGGAAGTTATGGTGCCGGTGGTGGTGGTGGCCTAAATTTACATGGTCTTGGTGGTGGTGGTGGTGGTCTTTATGGTGGTGGTGGTGGTGGTATTTCAAATGGATCTGGAAGCCAGGGTTTAATTGTTGCTCAATATACAGTTACAACAACTGTAGTTGCTAATGCAGTTTATTTTACAAATACAGGTTATGGTTCTTGGACAGTTCCGGCAGGCGTTACTTCAATTAACATACAAACTATTTCTTCTGGTAAAAATGGAACTACTGCATCTGGTTCTGGTGGTGGTGGTGGTGGTGGTGGTTATGCTTTTAATAGTAGTTTAACTGTAACTCCTGGTTCTACTGTTTATTTTTATGTTGGTACTCCTTCTAGTGCTAATTCTTGGATTAATATATACGCAAATGCTATTCCAACTTCTACTGCTAATGGTGCTAAGGCTGTTACTGGTACATCTGGGGCTATTGGTACTGTAGTTTATTATGGTGGTAATGGTGGATCTGGTTCTGGTGGCGGCGGTGGCGGCGGTGGCGGTAGTGCTGGACCAAATGGTAATGGCAATCCTGGTGGTGCCGGTGGTGTAAGTGCTGGTGCCGGTGGTGGTGGTTCAGATGGTGGATCATCAAGTAATGGAATTATTGGTGATAATATTGCTAATGGTGTTGGTGGTAATGGCGGTGAAGGTACATTTGGTGTTGGAACTGGTGTTGGTGCTCTTTCAGGTAATGGCAATCATGGTACTCTTGGTGGTGGTGGTGGTGGTGGCGATCCTTCACATTTTGGTGGTATTGGTGGTTCTGATAATTCATTAGGTTCTGGATATGGATCTGGTGGTGGATCTGGTGGTGGTGGTGTTAGCACTTTTGGTGGTAGTAATAATACTTCTGGCGGTCTTTATGGTGGCGGCGGTGGTGGTTATGGAGGTGTTGGTGCTCAAGGTATTGTAGTTATTACTTATTCAATAACACAAACTTCTATGCTTCCTGTATTTTCTTTCATGGGAATTCAATAATTATTATAAAAGGTTAATATTATGGCATTACCAGCAAATAGAGAACAATTTAAGCGTTATTGTCTTAGAAAATTAGGTGCTCCTGTAATAGAAATTAATGTTGCCGATGAACAAGTAGAAGATCGTATTGATGAAGCACTTAATTTATGGACATACTATCACTGTGAAGGAACTGAAAAAACTTATTATAAATATCAGGTAACTTCTGCAGATATTATTAATGAATATATTACTCTTCCTTCAAATATTATTGGTGCTGTTGATTTATTTCCAATCGGACAATCATTAAATACCAATAATCTTTTTAATATTCGTTATCAGATTGCTCTTAATGATCTTTATACTCTTACATCAGTTTCAATGGTTCCATATTATATGGCACTTCAACATATTCAATTTCTTGAACAAATGTTAGTCGGACAACAACCAATTAGATATAATAGATATACTAATCAGTTTCATATTGATATGGATTGGAGTATTGTCAATGTTGGTGATTATTTAGTTGTTGTTGCTTATCAAGTTATTGATCCTGACACGTATACAGCAGCATGGAGTGATAGATGGCTCATGCGTTATGGTACTTGCCTTATAAAACTTCAATGGGGAGAAATCCTAAAGAAATATGGAAAAATGCCATTGGCAGGTGGAATAATTTTTAATGGTCAACAAATATGGAATGAAGCAGATCAAGAAAGAAAAGATTTAGAAGCTGAATTAATTAATACTTGGGGTCTTTTGGATTCAGACATTATTGGTCCTGGATGATTTAGATATTTTTATATGGGTTTGTTAGCAAAAAATATTATTCCTGCGGCCTATTTTAGATATTTTTAGACTAAATACTCCTATAGAACATTTTTATAGGAGTAGCAAATTTGGAAAAATATGGATTTGTATATATTTGGCACGATAGAAAACATAAAAGATATTATATAGGATGTCATTGGGGAACAGAAGATGATGGATATATCTGTTCTTCTAAATGGATGAAAGATTCATATAAAAGAAGACCACAAGATTTTTTAAAATTTAATGGTCAGTTAAATAGAAAAATTTTATCAAGGATTTATACTAATAAACAAGATTTGTTAGAAGAAGAATATAAATGGCTTTCTATGATCAAAAAAGAAGAATTAAAAATTAAATATTATAATATTCATAATCATAAATTTAATCATTGGACAAATATTAATGAGATTAATAGATTACCTATAAAAGAAAAAATATCAATAAAGGTAAAGGAACATTATAAAAACAATCCTGACAAATTAAAAGAAATGCGAGAAAGAGAAAAAAATTCTGCTAAAGATCCAGAGAGAAATGAAAAAATTTCTATTAAAACTAAAGAAGCAATGCAAAGACCTGAAGTTCGTAAAAAACATTTAAAAGGAATTGAATCAAGAGATCAATCTTTTATGGAAGGCGAAGCTTTTAAAAATTCTCGTCAAGGTGGAAAAAAGAATAAAGGACGAAAGCATACAGGACAAGCATTAGAAAATATTCAACAAGCTGCTAAAAATAAGATTATTTCAGAAGAAACTAAAGAAGTTTGGAAACAAAATGGAATTGAGTTAGGCAAAAATGTATGTTCTAAAAAAGAAGTTTGTTCAAAATGTGGTTTTGAAGGAACTCCCTTAAATATAGGAAGATATCATAATGAAAAATGTAGAATGATAGATTGGATATCTATTAAGAGTGATTTCATAGAACGGAAAATATCAATACGTAAAATTGCATTAAAATACAATATTGATCATAAAACAATTATTAATAAAGCAACAAAAGAAAATTGGAATTGATAAATGCAATTACACAACAAAGTGAATTTTTTCTTCAATAATTATAAAAATAGTCAAGAACAACTTCTATTAGATAGTCTAATATCAGAATCTATTTCAATAGCAGGTGAGGCAATGTATTATTGCCCTAGAAAACTTAATAATTTTAACCCTTTGTATACAGAAGATACTACATCTTCATATGAACAAGCATTTTTAGTTCCTATATATATTGAAAATGTTATGGGATTTAAGGGAGATGGTGAATTTGTTGGAAAATTTGGCATAGAAATCAGAGATAGAATTGTTCTTTCAATTTCTCAGTCAGTTTTTTCATTAGAAATCGGTTCTGTAATAAATATTCCACGTCCAAATGAAGGAGATTTAATATACTTTCCCCTTAATAATAAATGTTTTCAAATTAAGTATGTTGAAAAGTTTGAAATGTTTTATGCTCTTGGTGCCCTTTATGTATGGAAAATGGAATGTGAGTTATTTGAATATTCTTCAGAAATATTAAAAACAGGAATTCCTGATATAGATACTCTTCAAACACAATTTGATTTAAATGTTGTTGATTGGGCAATAAGAACAGAAGATGGCGTTCCAATTTTAGATGAAACTCATAAATATGTTTGTGTAGAAGGTTCTGCTGTTTGGCAAAAAGATGAACTTGATGCATCCTTAACATTAGAACAAGAAGCTAATAAAATTATAGACTTCAGCATTTTAGATCCTTTTTCAGAAGGATATATAGGAATTAATTATAGTCAATCAGGATTATATGTAATAACAAGAAAACAAGAGACAATTGTTTGTGGAGAAGGTGATATTATCATTTATGCTTCATAAATATAAATATAAGAAATAACATAAAGGAGATATAAATTGACAGTAAAAACATTGACTCTTTCAGATGGTCGCACACTTCGTTTTGGTAGAAAACAGCCTGTTATAAGATATCCAATACTTTCTCTTGGAAATTATCTATTAGCTAACACACTTCCTCCCATTCCTGCATCTATAGATTATTCTACAGGATGTGCTACTGCTCTAACTGAAATGTATAATAATGATACACTTGGAGATTGTGTAATTGCTTGTGTTGAACATTGTGAAGGTGTGTTAACCGGAGATGCTTCAGATAATAATACAACTACAAATTCTTCACCATTATTATTTACCTCTAATCAAACCATTTCTTTCTATTCAGCAGCATGCGGTTATGTTCCTGGTAATTCTGGAACCGATCAGGGATGTGATATTCAGACTGTTCTTCATTATTGGGAAAATAATGGTTCACCAAAAGACTCTAATCATAAAATAGTTGGAATATTGGCAGTTGATCCTGCTAATACAGTAGAATGTCAAACTGCAGTTTGGTTATTTGAAAATCTTATCTTTGGAGTTGACATGCCAGATGCTTGGGTTAATCCAGAGCCTAGAAGTAGTGGGTTTGTTTGGGATGTTGCAGGAAATCCTGATAATCAAAATGGACATTGTTTTTTAGGTCTTGGTTATGATGCTAGTGGTGTAAAAATTTCAACTTGGGGGATGACAGGAACTGTTACATATCCTGCAATTGCCAAATATGCAGCAAGTAATGTTTATGGTGAACTTTATGTTGTAATCTCTCAAGATCAATTAAACTCAGCATCTCAGCTTGCACCCAATGGTCTTAATTGGACACAATTAGTAGCAGATTTTCAAGCATTAGGTGGAACAGTAAGCAATACAACACCGAATACAACACCAAATCCTGTACCGAATACAACACCGAATACAACACCAAACACAACACCAAATACAACTCCAACACCAGTAAGCAATTCTATTGGCAGTATATTTTGGTTGAAGGACAACCTTCAACCAAAATATTTTGACGAGCTTGTAGAAGTATATAAAGCAGTCGAAGTTTATAATCCTGAAAATTTTTTAGTTTCTAGTGCTGGCTGGCTTAAAGTTAATCTATCTAATACAGCATGGAATGAACTTTATACTTCAATAACAGCATTATAAAAATATTTTTATATGGAAAGCAATTTAATCTATTTTTATTGCTTTCCATCCTTTTGAACCATATTTTTGTTTAATATTGCTTGAATTTAATTTATTTTCTCTACAAAATTTATTTAAATTTATAATAATAAATCCTTCATTTGAAGCGGAAGTAATTAACCAAGTTTTGGATTTTTTCTTTATGCTTTCCTTTGATTGAGGACCAAGTTTTTTACCTTTAAAAAGGAATAATATTATTTTTAACCAACAGTTTTATTTTGGTTTGATTAGTAAATATGTTTCATTAACTGGATGTCTTTTTGATGATATATATATATCAAGAATAAACAGTGAAACTAATGAAAATGAATCAATTAAGGTTCCGATAACATATGCTCCTAGGGATAAGATGTTATCAAGGATTTTAGAAGATCCTGCCATAACAAGACCAACTGCAATAGTATTACCTATTATTTCATTTGAATTAGTAACAATGAAATATGATGGTGATAGAAAATTGCATAGTGTTGGAAGAAATTCTGTTGTTATTGATCATTATGATTCTAAAAAATTAAAATATCAATATATGCCAGTTCCTTTTAATATTGAATTTAAAGTTTATATATATTCAAAAGCTATTGAAGATTCAAATAAAATTATTGAACAAATTTTGCCATTTTTTACACCAGATTGGACAACCAGTGTAAAATTAATACCAGAAATGGATATTACTCTTGATATTCCAATAATTCTTAATGATATATCATATAGTGATGATTATGAAAAAGCTTATCCAGAAAGAAGAGCCATTATTTGGACTTTAGATTTAATATTGAAAGGATATTTTTACGGTCCAGAAAAGAAAAGTACTATTATTCAATTTGCTAATGTTTCTGTTTATGCACCTAATATTCCGCTTATAGATGCTATTGGAAGTAGTGTAGTTGATGAATCAATTATTATCACTCCTGGACTTACTGCTAATGGAAAACCAACTTCAAATATAAGTCAGAGTATTCCATATAATCAAATATTTGTTAATTCACATTATGGATATTGCACAACATACATAGGATAATTAAATAGATATGATGGATGAAAATGATACAAAAAATCTTCCTATAATCATAGAAGATAAAAATACAATGATTGAGAATTTTATAACAGCCTCTCAAGAAGATTCTGCCATTAAAGATTTTGAAATAGCGCGTGCTAATATACTTGCAATGCTTAAAAGTGGAAGTCTTTCTGTTGAGAGACTTGCTGATTTGGCAGAGCGTAGTCAAAATACAAGAACATATGAAGTTTTATATAATTTTATTTCTTCTATGGTTCAAGCTAATAAAGAATTGTTAGAAATACAGAAGAAAATAAGAGAATTAAAAGATCCTAATATATCATCTAATATGAATGCAAAAACAATAAATCAAACAGCAATTTATTGTGGTTCTACAGCAGAATTACAAAAAGTTATTAAAACAATGAATTTAGAAAAGATAACTAATCAAGATATTATTAAAGATGAAAATAAAGTGAAAGAAGAAAACTTTGATAAGAATTCCGTATGATCAGATAAAATTCTTACCACATTTTAGAAGAAAATGTCCTACATGTGGTCATGTGATAAAAATCAGAGTATGTCCTATCTGTAAAAAAGAATTTAAATTAACAAGAATAGATAAATTATATTGTTGTCGTTTACATAAAAATATAGCTATTAATAGAAGAAATAAAGAAATAGCAATGGATGATAAGTGGGGTTTATAATAATAAATTGACAGTAAAAGAGACACAAGTACAAGAAAAGCCCAAAGATTTTATATTTGATCAAAAATTAAAAGGTTATCTTGGAGATATAAAATTAAAAAGAGCCAATCAAAATATAGACTGGACTCCTGAATTACTTCAAGAATATGTTAAATGTTCAGAAGATCCTATATATTTTGTTGAGAGATATATAAAAATTATTAACGTTAATAATGGATTACAAAAATTTCAGTTATATGAATATCAAAAAAATATGTTACGTTCTTTTCATGTTAACAGAAATACAATTGTTCTTGCTGCAAGACAATCTGGTAAAAGCATTTCGGTTTGTGCATATATTCTCTGGTATATTTTATTTAATGCAGAACAAACAGTAGCACTCTTAGCCAATGATGGAAAAGTTGCTCGTGAAATGTTAGGACGTATTCAATTTTCATACGAATATCTTCCAAAATGGTTACAACAAGGTATTCTTGAATGGAATAAAGGTTCTCTTGAATTAGAAAATAATTCTCGTGTAATTGCTGCTGCAACTACTAAAAAAAGTGTCAGAGGATTTGCTATTAATCTTCTTTATATTGATGAAACAGCATTTATTGAAAACTGGGAAGAATTCTCTGCTTCTGTTATGCCTACTATTTCTTCTGGAAAACATTCCAAAATTATTCTTTCATCATGTGTAACGAAAGATACATATATTTTTACTTCTGATGGGCCAAAACAAATATCTGATTTAATCGATTTAACACAAATCGAACATCCTAATCTTGGATATGAAGTTTCTCCTTATAAAGTTCTTGGAAAAGATAAAATACATGATGGTAGTTTTATGGTTAATTCTGGAACAACAGAAACCTATAAAATAAAAACACAATCCACAGAAGTAGAATGTTCATATAAACATAAATTTTGGGTTTGCGATAAAAATGGTATTTATTCTTTTAAAAAAGCTAAAGATATTGAAGTAGATGAATGGATTGCTCTTCGGTATGGTATGAATTTGTGGGGTAACAACGATAATATTGAAGATCTACAGAAGAAAATTTTTAATAAAAAAATAGAAAATTTTTTTATAGTACCAGATAAGATTGATATTGATTTAGCATATTTTTTTGGTCTTTTTTTATCGGAAGGATATGCAGATAAAAAACGTGGTAGAATTGTTATTTCTTGTGGAGACGATATATCTTCATCTTTAACCAATCTTGGATTACGTTTTTGTAAATATGATAATGTCCATTATAATATATGTAGCCGTAGTTTTTTTAATTTTTTAGAAGGTTTTGGCTTTGATATTTCCAAAAAAGCAAAAGATAAAACAATTCCAAAAAGATTGTTTCAATGTTCTGAAACAGTGATTTGTGCTTTTCTTAGAGGGTTTTTTGATGGTGATGGTTGTATATCTGGTGACAGAGGAAATATTTCTGTAGCTTCTTCTTCTGAAAAACTTATTAATCAAATAAGAATTTTATTATTAAATCTTGGTATTTTTACTCAAAAATATTATCGAAGAACAAAACCGACAAAAAAAGTTAAAGTAGAAAGCGATGTTTGGACTTTAGAAATTTGTGCTTATGAACAGCAAAAACTATATATGGAAAAAATTGGTTTTGGTTTAGAAAGAAAAAGAAATAAATTTAAAAAAAATAAACCTTACAAAGGTATTACTAAAGACTACATTCCTTTTGGTAGAAAACATTTTAAAACACCAAAAAATGGAGTACATAAAACTAATGAACATATTTCAAGAAAAGAGGCTTTATCTTTAGGAATACAACATGAGATTGTCGATAAAAATATTAAATGGGACACTGTAAAAAAAATAGATATTTCTGAAAATAAAGTCTATGATTTTACTTTACCGGATATTGAAGGTGATAAATGGTGTCATAGTATTATTTACAATGGAGCTGTAGGTTTCCAGACACCTTATGGGTTAAATCACTTTCATGCATTGTGGGTAAATGCAAGAATGGGAATTAATAACTATACACCAATTTCTGTTAATTGGAGACAGGTACCAGGAAGAGATGAAAGATGGAAAGAAGATACTCTTTCAACAATTAATCATGATATACAAAAATTTGAAGCTGAATATGAATGTGTTGATGGCTCAACAATAATAACATTAAGAGATAAAGATACTGGAGAAATCTTAAATATTCCTATAAATTCACTATTTTATAAATACTTATGAATGTAATTTTATAGGAATATTTAAATATGAGTAATAAGACAAGAAGAATTTGGATTAAAAAGTTTGGATTAGTTCCATATGATGAAAACAATATTAGTTATGAAATTCATCATATAGATGGAAATAATAAAAATGATAGTATAGAAAACTTAAAATGTGTTTCTATTGAAGAGCATTTTCAAATACATATGAAACAAGAAGATTGGGGAGCAGTTGCTTTAATTGGTTATAAAATAGGACTTGGTAGCAAATTTAAAAGCGATATTCAAAAAGGAATAAAAAGACCTGGAATTGGTGGAAGAAAAAAAGGAACTATGCCTATTAATAAAGGAAATACTCATTTTCATTCAATCGAGCAAAAATTTAAATGGTCGCAGTTGAGAAAAGGTAAAATCCATTCTATTAAAATAGATAAAAACATAATTAAAGAAATTTGGAAATTTTATAAAGATAGAACTATTGATATAGAAGATGTTGATAAGGTTGGAACTATTTTAAGAAATGGAAAAATGTTAACATATGAAAGAGCATTTGCTAAACATTTTTCAAAAATTTATGACATTTCTTCTGTATATATTTATAATTTAATAACAAAAGAAAATATTCGTATAGATGTATAAATTAAATAACAAATATGAAATTTTAACTCCATCTGGGTGGAAAAACTTTACTGGAATCCAAAAAGTAAGAAAAGTTGGACAAACTAGATTGCCTGACTATTGTGGTAATTTAATATGTTCTCCAAAACATCGTATATTGTATAATAATTCATTTATGTATGCAAAAGATTTAGTTGATTCTAAAACAATATATGATGAAGAATTTACATATTATGATTTATTGGATGTTGAAGAATATTTATATTATACTAATAAAATAATATCACATAACTGTGAGTTCATTGGTAGTACAAGCACATTAATTGCTGCATGGAAACTTAAAGAATTAGAAGTTTCATTTAAAACTCCATTAAATATTAAAGAAGGACTTTATCAATATGCATTACCAGAAAAAGATCATTTATATGGTATGGTTTGTGATGTATCCCGTGGAAAAGGAATAGATTATTCTGCATTTCAAATTGTAGATATAACATGTATGCCTTATACTCAAGTATGTGTATTTAGAAATAATACTCTTCCTCCTGCAGATTATGCTTCTGTTATTCTTCATAGCGCAAAGATTTATAACGATGCAATTGTTCTTATAGAAGTTAATGATATTGGTGAACAGGTATCTCATACCTTAATTAATGAATTTGCATATGAAAATATTTTATATACAGAAGCTGGTGGACGAAATGGTAAAAGAATTACAGGTGGTTTTGGTAAAAGTTCTACTCTTGATAAAGGAATTAAAACAACAAAAACAGTAAAAACTGTTGGTTGTCAATTATTAAAACTTCTCATAGAACAAAATCAATTAATACTTGTAGATCATGAAACTATTAATGAGTTGTCTACATTTGTTAGAAAAGCAACTAATTATGAAGCAGAAAATGGAAAACATGATGATTTGGTAAGTTGTTTATTTCTTTTTGCATGGATGTCAGATCAAACTTATTTTAAAGAACATAGTAATATTAATACATTAATGAATCTTCGTGAAAAAACAGAAGATGAAATAGAAAATGATATGTTAATATTCGGTTTTGTTATGGATGGACGCGATGATGATGTATCTCAAGGATGGCAAAAAGTAGAAAATCCTTCTTGGATTCGTCTTCCAGAATTAGAATATGATATACGTTATTAAAATTTTTTATAAAACAGCTATTTTAATAAATAATATAAAATCAATAATAAGAAGCTTATCTTCTATATTTTATATTTAACGGAAATCATTCGATTTCCTCTTAAAGGAATTTTAAATGACTGTTTTTTTATCACCAGGTATTAAATTTTCAGAAATAGATTTAACAACTGTTATTCCTCAAGTATCAATTTCTACTGGCGCATTTGCAGGAGTTTTTCGTTGGGGTCCAGTTGAAGAATTATTTCTTGTAGATTCTCAAAATACACTTGTTCAATATTTTGGTAAACCTACCAATTTTAATGCTGAGACATTCTTTACTGCTGCTAACTTTCTTTCATATGCTAATCAACTTTATGTTGTTCGTGCAGCAAATACTCAAGGTGCAACTCCATTTATTACAGCTACAGCTTCATCAGGAAATAATGCATTTCTTGCTAATACTGCTGCATTAGCACTCCTTAGTAATGGGATGTATATTACACAATCAGGTAATTCTCAAATATTACCAAATGTTGGTAATACTTTTGTTGTGACTGGAATAAATGCAACGGCATTTACTATTTCTAATCTTGCTTCTGCTAGCGGAACAATTGAGCTTTGGTTTGGAAATCCAGAAACAACGTATTCTGCTTTAGCAGTAACGCCTGATGCGTTTGTTGATGATTTAGTAAATCAAATAGTTAGAAATGAAAATGATTATTATGCTCGCAATACAGGATTGTATACAAATGGAACATATGTAAATGCAAAAGGAACATTTGATACAAATGTTCATTATGTTGCAAAATATCCAGGAGCAATAGGAAATTCTCTTAGAATTGCTGTATGTGATAATCCAAATTCTTTTAGTTCAAGTATTAATCTTGGAAGCACTGTTCTTAATTTTTCCATTGGAAGTAATTATGCCAATGCAGAATTTGCAGGAACATCTAATGCAGCAGCTATAAGTATAGCTAGCCAAATAACTATTGGCGATCAGATTCTTGCTGGTAATTCTTCTATTGGATTATTATATAATACCACAAATTCTGTTTCTGTCAACACATCTTATAATTCTAATACTCTTTTATCTATTTATTTTAATGATCCATATATCTTACATACAGCATACAGTACTGGAACGATAAATAGATATTGGGAATTTTTCAATAGTGTTTCTTCATCTCCAGGTCAATCTAACTGGGTTCTTTATAATGGAAATACTGCAGCATATGATGAATTAAGTGTTGTTGTAGTTGATGATAATGGCCTGTTTTCTGGTACTCCTGGAACAGTTCTTGAAGTATTTGAAAATCTTTCAAGAGCAACTGATGCAAAAAATGTTGATGGTTCTGATAATTATTATGCAAATATCATTAACCGTAATTCATCATATGTATGGTGGACAAATGATGTTAGTACTGCACCATCTGCAAATGCATCAAATATAATAACATCAACTTCTATTGCTCCAGCAGATTTCATAATGAAACTTGGTTCAGATGGATTTGATGAAAAAACGGTATCTCTTTCTACACTTGGTACTGCATATAATTATTTTGTTTCACCAGAAGATATTAGTATTGGTTTAATTATGCAAGGATATCCGGCAGGTGGTCTAGGGGAATCTTGGCAACTTGCTAACTGGATTATTCAAAATATTTGTGAAGTAAGACGTGACTGTGTATTAACAATGAGTCCAGATTTATCATTATTCCTTAATCAATATGGTAATGAAGCTAGCAATTTAGTTAATTGGAGAAACTCAGTTGTTTCTTCCAATTATGCAATAATAGATTCTGGCTATAAGTATATGTATGATCAATATAATGATTTATACAGATGGATACCATTGAATGGTGATATTGCAGGACTTTGTGCAAGAACTGATCAAACTAATAATCCATGGTGGTCTCCTGCTGGATTAAATCGTGGTGTTATTAATAATCTTGTAAAACTTGCATATAATCCAAAAGAAGTAGATCGGAATGTATTATATCCTGCAGGAATTAATCCTGTCATTACACTTCCTGGTGTTGGTACTATTTTATATGGTGATAAAACAATGCAGGCTTATGCTTCTGCATTTGATAGAATAAATGTTAGACGTTTATTTATTGTTCTGGAAAAAGCAATTTCTCTTGCAGCAAAGCATTTCTTATTCGAATTTAATGATCAATATACTCAGAATCAATTTTTAAATATGGTTAATCCATATTTAAGAAACATTAAAGGTCTACGAGGTATTACTGACTTTTTAGTTGTATGTGACTCCACTAATAATACGGCAGAAGTTATTGATAATAATGAATTTGTTGCAGATATTTACATAAAACCAGCAAGAAGTATTAATTATATTCAGCTTAATTTTATAGCGGTGCCAACAGGAACGGCCTTTTCAGAGGTTGTAGGAAATTATTGATAATAAAATCAATGAGTTAGTGGTTTGTATGCGTCATATAAAGGTGTAATACAGACGACCCATTTTAAGACGATACATTAAATTAAATTTTGTAAATATATAAAATCACGGACTATTTTCTCCTAAATAATAATATGTAAAATTTATTTAGGAGAATTTTAATGAAAGAAAAATATGGTTTTGTTTATCGTTGGTATGACAAAAAACATGATAGATTTTATATAGGGTGTCATTGGGGCTTTGAAGATGATGGATACATTTGTTCTTCTTCATGGATGAGAAAAGCATATAGAAGAAGGTTTAATGATTTTAATAGAGAAATATTGGTTTCTAATATCAATGATAGACAAGAAACATTTTTAGAAGAATATAAGTTTTTATATTTAATTCCAAATGAAGAATTAGGAAAAAAATATTACAATTTAACTAAATGTTTTAAAGGTTGTGGAATAGTTGATGAAGAAAAATTTAAAACATCTAAAGATAAATTTTGGTGGACTGATGGAATAAATAATATTCGTTCCAATGAATCACCCGGAAAAGAATGGTTTAAAGGAAGAACATTTGATTGGAATTGTAGGACTGGTAGAACTCATTCAGATAAGAGTAAACAAATAATGTCTGAAAGAAAAAAAGGTAAAACTGGTCAAAAACGAACAGAAGAAGTTAAGATAAAATTATCTGAAATTGCTAAGAAATCTCAAAAAGGTATTAGATGGTGGAATAATGGTGAAATTACAGTTCGTTCAAAAGGGTGTCCTGGAGAAAATTGGAAATTAGGTCGTATCATTTCTTGGAAATTAACAAGAGGATATAAAAAAATAAACACTAAATAAATAATAATAAATAAAAAATCTAAATTAAGGAAAAATAAATGAGTTTCGATTTAAATACCTTCCTCCATGCCGGTGTGCCATATGGTGGTGCAAGACCTTCTTTATTTGTGATTGAGTTTAATTATCCTAATGGAATTCTTGCTAATGCTCCAACGACAACATCTGCTACGACAAGTACAGGTAATGCTAAATCTCGTTTAACTTGTAAAGCTGGTTCTCTTCCTGAATCTTCTGTCTCTGTTATTGAAGTAGGATATTTCGGAAGAAGAATTAAAATTGCTGGTGAAAGAACATTCCAAGATTGGTTAGTAACCATAATTAACGATGAAGATTTCGTTATGAGAGCTATGTTAGAATCTTGGTCTAATGCAATTAATAGATTAGAGGCAAATGTTAGAGATCTTGCTTTTGACAATGAAGGTTATAAAGCTGATTTAGTTGTCCGTCAGTTTGCTAAAGATGGAACAGAAATTAGAAATTATACAATTGTGGGAGCATGGCCATCTCTTGTATCTGCTATTGGTTTAGATTGGGATCAAGGAAATGCCATTGAATATTTTACTGTTACATGGGCATATGATTATTGGCTACCTTCATTAGAACTTGCTACTAATGGTGCTCTTGTTTATGGAACAGATGCAACTGATACGAATGGTGCTCCAAATAATTGATTTAGATACTTATATACGTTTATTATTATGAATAATATTTTATAATGTATAGGAAAATAATATAGCATATACATATCTTATTGGCTGGTCCAACTTAAATAAATGGTATTATGGAGTTCGTTTTGCCCAATATTGTAATCCATCTGATTTATGGGTTAAATATTTTACGTCATCTAAATATGTTAAACAATTTAGAGAACAAAATGGAGAACCTGACATTATTGAAATAAGACGAACTTTTGAAGATTCTTATAAAGCTAGATTATGGGAGGAAAAAGTTCTTATAAGAATGAAAGTAATTTATAATGATAAATGGTTAAATATATCAGATAATAAATGTTATATTATAGGAATCAGTGGTCCCGAACATTATCTTTATGGAAAATCTCTTTCAGAAAAACATAAAGAAAAATTAAAATATGAAAGAACCAAAGAAACTAAACAAAAAATGAGAGAATCAAGAAAAAAACTATTTGAATCTGGATATAAAAATCCTAATCCGGCATTACGTGATGATGTTAAAGAAAAATTTAAGATAATAATGACAGAAAAATATTCTCAAAGCGGAAAACAAAATCGTAATTGGAAAGGACGAATAGAAACTCCTTTTGGTATTTTTGACACTCAGAAAGAAGCAGCTAAGCTTGAAGGAGTTTCTGCTGGCACTATAAGTTTAAGAATTAATGATAATGAAAATATAAATTATAGGAGAATTATTTAATGCCTTCTGTGAGTTTATTCGGTTGGGAATTTAAACGAAAAGATCCAAACAAAGAACAGTTACCATCATTTACTCCACAAGAGACTAATGATGGTGCTGTTCTTATTTCTGCTGGTTCTGGCTACGGGACATATGTGGATCTTGATGGAACAGTTCGTACAGAAGCAGAATTAGTTACAAAATATAGAGAAATGTCTCTTCATCCAGAATGTGATGCAGCAATCGATGAAATTGTTAATGAATCAATTGCAATCGAAGATAAAAAAATAGTTTCTATTAATCTTGAAAATGTGAAGATTATTTCAGATAAATTAGAATCTGCAATCAAAGAAGAATTTCAGAATTGTCTTAAATTATTAGATTTTTCCTCTCATGCCTATGATATCTACAGACGTTGGTATATTGATGGCCGTTTATATTTTCATGTTTTAATAGATAAAAACAGTCCACAAGAAGGCATAAAAGAATTACGTTATGTCGATCCCAGAAAAATTAGAAAAATTAGAGAAATATCAAAAAGAAGAACAGATTCTAATCATCCCGGAGATGCTGTTGTTTCCCAAACAGTAAATGAATATTATATTTTTAATGATAAAGGTTTTAATTATGGAAATAAAGTAGTAGGACCATCTACTACTGGACTAAAGATAGCAAAAGATACTATTCTACATGTTGTGTCTGGATTAACAGACAATCAAGGTACAATGGTTCTTTCATATCTACATAAATGTTTACCAAAAAATACTAGAATACGAACTCCTGATGGCTGGAAATATTTAGAGCATATTGAAAAAGGAGATGAAGTTTATTCTTACAATGTTGAAGACAATTCATTTGAAAAATCTAATGTTATTGATAAGTGGGCTAGTGGTATTAAACCAATTATATCTATAAGAACAAGACATACAAAATTTGATTGTAGTTATGAACATAAAGTTTTAGTAAAAAATAATAAAACTAATAAAATTGAATATATCGAAGCACAAAACTTATTTCCAAAAGTTCATCAGGTTAAACTTGCTCATAATTATGATAAGCAATTTGGTAAAGAAATAGAATTTCCAATATCAAAAAGAAATGTTGTTTGTAAAATTAAAAATCCTGAAGTTTGGGTTAAATCTAATATTTTACATAAGAAAAAAATTATTAGAGATATTGCTAATGAATTAGATATTAAATTCAGTAAAGTTTATTCGTTCATTTATGGTTATGGTGTTTTAAGTGAAACATCTGCACAAAATATTATTAATAGACTTCCAATGAAATTAGATTTAAACAAAAAATTAGAAGGGATGTGTTCTAATAAATTAAACATTCCTCAATATATAGATGAAAGATTTGCTCGTTTATTTGGTTTTCTTTTGGGTGACGGATGTGTAAATAAATATACAGTAAGTTTTGCTGAAGGCATAGATAAAAGTCAAAATATTTTTTACTGTAATTTAATGAGAGACTTTTTTGGAAATTGTGAAAGAATTAATTCAACTGGTAGAATATTTTCTAGTTGGTATACCAGCAATACATTAGCGGCAGAGTTATTAAAAAATTTAGATTTTATTACTGGAGCAAAAAATAAACGTATTCCTTCTTGGGTTTTTAGAGCGGAGACCTTTATACAATATGCATTTATGCAGGGTTTTATGGATGCAGATGGTTGTTATGATGATACTGATATGGATGAAGAAAAAACATTGTCCTGTAGAATTAATTTATCCAATGAAGAATTAATTTATGATATTAAAGAACTTTGGACATTATTAGGCTATTCTTCTGGAAAAGTCACTAAACATAAAATAAATTCTTTTGGAAAGTCATTCATTGGATATAATATTTACCTTTCTAAAAGATTATTACCAGAATGGGAAAATATTATTAAAATTTCTGGAAAAGAAGATGAAGAAGTATTTGATATTACTGTAGATCATCCTTCTCATAACTTTATTGCAAATCATATGGTATGTTCTAATAGTATTAAATGTCTTAATCAGCTTCGAACATTAGAAGATGCACTTGTCATTTATAGATTGTCAAGAGCACCAGAAAGACGAATTTGGTATATTGATGTAGGAAATCTTCCAAAAATTAAAGCAGAACAATATCTCAGAGAAATTATGGTTCGTCATAGAAATCGTCTTATTTATGATGCTCAGTCCGGTGAAGTAAAAGACGATAGAAAATTCATGACTATGATGGAAGATTATTGGCTTCCAAGACGTGAAGGAGGAAAAGGTACAGAGGTTATTACTCTTCCTGGTGGTCAAACTCTTGGTCAAATGGATGATGTTCTTTATTTTCAAAAGAAATTCCTTAATGCTCTCAATGTTCCTATTTCAAGACTTAATTCTGATGCGTTAGATATGGGCGGAACTGCGACTGGAATTACACGAGATGAATTAAAATTTCAAAAATTTGTTATAAGACTTCGTATTAAATTTACATGTTTGTTTACAGAACTCCTTAAAAAACAACTTGTTCTTAAAGGTATTATGTCAATTGATGAATGGGAACAGATTTCTGCTGACATTAAATTTGATTACGCTAAAGATAATTATTTTGATGAACTTAAAAAAGCAGAAATTGCACAGAATAGAATTAATCTTGCATCAGCATTTCAACCAATGGCTGATAAATATTATCCTCATAAATGGATACGAAAAGAAGTATTACAACAAACTGATGATGAAATAAAGGAATTTGATAGAGAAATTCAAAAAGAAATTTCATCAAATGATCCGAGATGGATTAATCCAGAAATTCTTCAAAATGAATCAATGGGAGATCAATTATTTAATCAGAAGTTAGGAGATATGCAGGCTCATGCTATGGGTCAGATTCCAGGACAAGTTGATGGACAAAGTAATGAAGTAAATAAAGCAGGTGAAGAAACTCAAGGAAAATCAAGTGGTTCTCAGCCTACGAATGCACAACAACCTCAACAACCACAACAAGGTCAAGGTCAGCCACAACATCCAAATTTAGAAGAACCTCTTAAACAAGCTATTGAATTTATTAAATCAATGAAAGAAAAAGGGAAAGCTAATCGTAGTATGCAAGATGAATCAAAATATAAACAAGCGATTCAGTTAGTATCACAAACTAAGAGAAATTCAGAATAATCTATTTTTCTTACATTTATAATTATTATAAATATAATTGATAATAAACTCTAAGGAACATTTATATGGAACATAATATTGAAGATTTAATGTCATCTGCTGTTGCACAAAGACCAATGGATTTTGAAAATGCATTTAAGACTATCATGATTGATAGAATTACTGATGCTATTGATGAACGAAAAATAGAACTTGCTAAAACAATATTTAATAATTCTAAAGATTCTATAGATACGAAAGAAACAGATTAATGGCTCAAGAAATATCAGATTTTGTGAAAACACATAAAGCAAAACAATTTCTTAAGGATGTTAAAGCACCGACAAAAGAAAAAAAGTCAGGTGATGTTGGTGGTTTAAAGTTAGGAACTCGTGATCCTGAATCTGATAAACTTGCAGCAAAACACACAAGAGAAATTCATGGTTCTCGTGAAGGAAATAAAGATCCAAAAGATGGTGTAAAAGATTCGTTAGATGATCCTAAAAATAAAAGATTAAAAGGTCATGGAAGAAATGAAATGGGCGATCCTATGTATGAACAAGAAAATCAATCAAAAGAAGAGTTGATTGAAAAACATTGGATAGCAAATGCAATAAAACATTCAGGAGCCCTTACAAAAAAAGCAGAAAAAGCAAAGGAGTCTCCAATGGAATTTGCTCATGAACACGAACATGGCTCAAGTAAAACTGGAAAGCAATCACGTTTAGCAGTAACTCTCAAAAAAATGCATGAAGGTAATGCTTGTGGTGAAAGTGGAGCAGATAAAGATGATTCAACAGTTAAAAAAGGAAAAAAACTATTGCTTGGTGATAAATTAAAAGAAGATACATTAGCAAATCAAATAGCGGTATCTTATCTTGATAAGCGTCTTAATGAAAGAAGTATTGTTTCAGGCGAACATGATGTTGGATGTAATCCACCAGATTATACTGTTGGAATGGAAACTGGTAAGAAACCAGATGCAGAATTACAAACAGATTCTAAGCCTATAACTGGTAAAAATGAAAAATCAAAGAAACAAAATTATAAATATGGTGAAGTAAAGAAATGAACATCATTGATATAGCTGTTAATCATTTAAATGAAAAAGGAAAAGATGCTTGTATCTTTAAGAATTTAAAAGAACTTTCAACAGACACTTTACAAAATTATAAAGATAATAGTGTAGAAAGTATGAAAAGTGATTCAAAAAATGCTGGAAAAAGAACTAAAGGATATACATTAGCATTAAGAAAACAATTAGGACCAGATTATTATAAACAGAAAAAAACACTAAGCGGTGGTAAACCAAATTGGAGAACGAAGCCAAAAGTATTTGCTTCAGATTCTCCTGGAAATGTAAAAGAAGAAGTTATAAACGAAACTCTTTCTGCCTCTGCTTCTTCTTCTGATTATATTGATGATTTTGTTCATTCTGATGATCCAAGATTTAACGGTGATTCTAAACAAAAAAGAATTCGTAGAGCATTAGGTGCATATTATGGAAAAAAACATTCAGTCAAAGAACAGAATGCAGTTGAACCTCTTATTGGTGAAGATGGAAAAAAAAAATTAAAGAAACACGAAAACAGAAGAACTGAAGATGGTGGCCGTTCTCAAACGGGTGTTGTTCCAAATAGATTTCAGAATATTGGACGAGATACGGCACAATCTATATAGAATATAAAGAAAGAATAAAATATGACAATTATTTATAAACCAATTGGTGCAGAAATTAATATAGCAACTGCTAATAGCATTACAACCGCAACTAATGTTGGTCAAGGATGTTTAGTAAGAATTATTAATACAAGTGGTGCTGCCAATGTAGTTCATTTTCAATATTCTAATGGAACAGATTATTCAACTATGACTCTTGCCAATATGGAAAATATTATTGTTTGGAAAAATAATATAGATTTGTTAGCAAGTAATGGAACTATGATGGCTATTCAAATATCATATAAAGCGCTGTAATATTAAATGTTTAATTATACTTATAAAATTACTTCTACTTCTGGTAAATATTATGTTGGTAGACATTCTACTAATAATATAAATGATGGTTATATTGGTAGCGGTAAGTGGGTTAGGAACATTAAGGATAAATCAAAATTGTCGAAAAAAATATTAGAATATTTCGACAATTTTGAAGAGTTGAAAAAAGCAGAAGGAAAATAAAATATGCATTTAATTGCAGAACTTTCAGAAGATGTTCAATATATTACAGAATTAAGAGATAATGGTGAGAAAGAACATTATTTATCTGGGCAATTTATTATTGGTGATGTAAAAAATAAGAATGGTAGATTATATCCTTTATCTGTTCTTGAATCAGAAGTCAATAGATACACTAATGAAATGATTAAAACTGGAAGAGCATTGGGTGAGTGTGGGCATCCTTCTGGCCCTTCTATTAATCTTGAAAGAGTTTCACACCGGGTAATAGAATTAAAACAATATAAAAATGTTTTTGAAGGAAAGGCTCTTATTACTTCAACACCAATGGGTTCTATATTAAAAGGTTTACTTGAATCTGGTGCAAAAATTGGTGTTTCAACACGGGGTCTTGGTTCATTAATTGAAAAATCAGGCACAATGGAAGTACAGAATGATTTTAAACTTTCAGCAATTGATGCGGTTAGTGATCCATCTGGACCAAATTGTTGGGTTGAAGGAATCATGGAAGGTGTTGAATATTTCTTTGATCCAGTAAAAGACTCTTGGAAAGAAGAAAGAGTAGAAGAAATTAAAAAACAAGTTAAAAAATTATCAAAAAATGAAATAGAAGAACATGCTCTTTCACTATTTGAGAATTATTTTTCACTTTTAGTTAAAAAATAATAATTATTTTATAAAATTAGTAATATAATAAATAATCTTATAAGTTTCAATAAAATGCTAGCCGCTAAAGAAAATTTAAGAATTTTCGATAATAAGGAGAGACTTTCTAATGTCAAAAGAAGAAAACAATGAAAATATCATGAATGATGAAAAGCCTATTACACTTAATGCATTACGTGAACGTTTACAAGAAAAACGTGAAAAACACGATAAAGATGACGGTGATCATGAATTTAGAGGTTTCGACAAAGAACCTGATAATGATGGTGATGATGTAAAGAAACCTAAAAAACCAAAGAAAGAAAAAGAAGATGTTTCTGAAGAAACTCTTGCTGGTTCATCTTTACATCCGGCAGCAAAGTCAATTTCAGATCCAAAAGCAATTTCTACTTCTAAAGTAGAAATGATGAAAAATATGGTTAACCATATGGCAGGTATGAAAAAGGGCGATCTTACTAAATGGTTTGAAGACTCAATGAAAATTTATGGTCCAGGAAAAGATCATGGAGTTGGTAATTCTTCAGAACGTAATGTTAATTCAATAAATTCACATCTTGGAAAAGGCCCACATACAAAAGATCCAATGCCAAAAATTCATGTTAGAGAAGATCTTGATGAAATTTTTGTTGGAATAGAACTTTCTGAAGAATTTAAAGAAAAAACTGCTGTGCTATTTGAAGCTGCTGTACATGCCCGTGTTATTTTAGAAACTGCTAAACTTGAAGAAGAATTTGTAGATATTTTTACAGAAGAAGTAGAATACTTTACAGAAACATTGACAAATAAACTTGATATGTATCTTGACTATACTGTTGATAATTGGATGAGTGAAAATAAAATTGCGGTAGAATCTTCTCTAAGAAATGAACTTTCTTCAGATTTCATTGAAGGTTTAAAATCATTGTTTGTAGAACACTACATAGACATTCCAGACGAAAAAATTGATGTTGTTAATGTATTAGCAGACAAGGTAACTGATCTAGAGAATGTCAATGAAGATTTAATTTCTGAAAATGCTGTATTAAAAGATGCTTTAGTTAACGAAGCAAAACAAGATGTATTTGAAGAAGTATCACAAGGATTAACAGTTTCTCAAGTTGAGAGATTTGAAAAGTTAATAGAAAGTGTTGATTTTGATGGTGATTTTGATTCATATGAAAAAAAATTAAATATCATAAAAGATAGCCATTTTAATGAAAAATCTAAAGTGGTGAAATCTAATATTCTTGATGAATCTTTTGAAGGTGAAGAAGTGTCAACAACATCACATTCAATTGATCCATATATTAATAAATATGCAGATGCAATTACTCGCACTGTTAAGAAATTTTCATAAAAATAAAATATATATAAATAATATAAACCTTAAGTAATGAACATTAACGTTTTATTGAATAAATAAAGGAATTTTAAAAACATGTTTTTAAACGAAGAAATCCAAAATAAATGGGCACCAATATTAGATCATACTGCTTTTGGATCTATTAAAGATGTTCATCGTCGTTCCGTTACAGCACTTATGCTCGAAAACACAGAACGTGCCTTAAGAGAATCTGCTGCCCATGGTCAATATCAAACGCTCATGGAAACCGGGTTAGAAGGAACTCCTGTAAATGCTATGGGTGGATCTTCATCTTCTCCTGGTGCGGGTGGTATTGATACATTTGATCCTGTATTAATTTCATTAGTTCGAAGAGCAATGCCTAATTTGATCGCGTACGATATTTGCGGTGTACAGCCTATGACAGGCCCGACCGGACTTATTTTTGCAATGCGTTCAAAATATAACACACAAGGTAATAGTACTGGTGGATTTGCTAATGGTGGTGTTCAAGATAATGAAACATTCTACAATGAAGTGAATACAGGTTTTACTTCTATTGCAAATGGTTATGCTAATACATTTGGTGATATCTTTACTGGCACCATTCCAGGTGCAACTAATACATCACCTCTTACGGCAGTCAATACATACAACACTGGTGTTGGTATGTCAACCGCTAACGGTGAAGCATTAGGCACTTTAGGACCATCGGCTAATGGTTATTATGGTAATAATGAATTCCCACAAATGGCATTCAGTATTGAGAAAGTTACAGTAACTGCTGTTACTCGTGCTCTTAAAGCTGAATATACCATGGAACTTGCACAAGATCTTAAAGCAATTCATGGATTAGATGCTGAAACTGAGCTTGCTAATATTCTTTCTGCTGAAATTCTTGCTGAAATTAATAGAGAAGTTGTAAGAACTATTAATATTTCTGCAACTGCAGGTGCTCAGCTTAATACTACAACTGCTGGCGTGTTTGATTTAGATACAGATTCTAATGGACGTTGGTTAGTTGAAAAATTCAAAGGTCTTATGTTCCAGCTTGAACGTGAAGCTAATATTATTGCCAAACAGACAAGACGTGGTAAAGGTAATATTATGATATGTTCATCAGATATTGCTTCTGCACTTCAGATGGCTGGTATTCTAGATTATACTCCTGCTCTTAATAATAATAAATTAGAAGTAGATGATACTGGAAATACATTTGCTGGTGTCTTAAACGGACGATATAAAGTATATATTGACCCTTATGCTATTGGTGGTAATTACTTTACTGCAGGTTATAAAGGTTCTAGTGCATTTGATGCTGGTTTATTCTATTGTCCATATGTACCATTACAAATGGTAAGAGCAGTAGATCAGGAATCATTCCAACCAAAAATTGGATTTAAGACAAGATATGGTATTGTTGCTAATCCATTTGCACAAGGTCTAACAAAAGGTGCTGGTGCGGTAACATTCAATACAAACTTGTACTATCGTCGGGTGATCGTCACAAATTTAATGGTAAAAGACGTGGATTATAATACTCCATGTAATACATTAAATAACTTCAAAAATAAAGAAATTGATACTACAGGTGGTGTATTTAATACTATTCACGATACAGAACACTTTGTAGTATAAAAAATATACGTCATACAAGATTATTTTGTTGACAATTACAAATAAATAATATAAGCTCCTGTTAGTTAAATCTTACAGGAGCTTATTTTATGGAAAAAGAAGAAAGATATGGTTTTGTTTATATTTGGTATGATTCCTTGAAAAAAATGTATTATATTGGATCTCATTGGGGAAATGAAAATGATGGATATATTTGTTCTTCAAGATGGATGAGAGATACTCATCGAAGAAGACCACACGATTTTAAGCGAAGAATTTTAATTAAAGTTTATAGTTCTAGAGAAAACTTGCTAAAAGAAGAGCAATATTGGCTTAATATGATTAAAAATGATAAAATGGTAATAAATAACTCTTCCATAGAAAAACGTAGAAGTGTAAGATATTATAATATATCTAAAACAGCTCAAAAATCTTGGCATTATAATGATGAAACAAGAAAAACTATTGGAGAAAAAGTTTCTAAGGCTAAAAAAGGTATAAAAATTGGACCACAACCACAAAAAGGTCCAGCCATTTCTAAAGCTAAAAAAGGCAAATCACTTACAGAAGAACATAAAGCAGCTCTTACAGGTATTAAAAAATCCCCACACACAGAAGAATGGAAAATAGAAAATAGTCAAAGAACAAAAGTATTTTGGAATTCTCCAGAAGGACTTGCCTTAAAAGAAAAAAGAAGAACAGAAGGAAATTCAGAGGAATCTAAACGAAAAGTTTCACAAACTCTCAAAGCTAAAGGTCACAAACCTTCTCAAGATACAATTCAAGCTTCTATCAAGAAATGCTCTAAGACTTATAAAGTTATTTCTCCTTCCGGTGAAGAAACGATAGTTACAAATCTTAAAGCATTTTGCAGAGAAAAAGGACTTACCGATATTAATATGGTAAG